CGACCTCCTTCGACTAGGAGCTGCTGCTGGCTTAAGGGTGTTTAGTTCATTCACGGCCTTTGTGAATTTAACCCTCACTTTACTGGCGCTATCTGATGACATCTCGCTGAAGAGGCAAGATATAGCGATAGATAGTACCTCGGTCTCACCTTTAAGTGATTCCAGCTCCTCGACGATTTTCTGGAAAAGTTTCTGATTATCAACAGACATAAAAGCTCCTTACTTTGCTGTGTGGAAACTCAAAGATAAGCGAGCGTTACTTTTTGTAACATCCTGATATTCGATCAGTGCCGCTACCGTGCGGCTTCGATAATACTCCCCACATCGCACAGAGGTAAGACATGTCAGAGATCACTGCATCCGAGCAAATCCGCCTAGATATAATCAAGAAAGTTAATTATGACACCGCAGCGGCCAAGCTGGCCATTGACTGGGTAGGCGACAGCTATCTGAAGTCTGAGCTATTCGCTGACTCTTTCGATCGTGTTTTCACGGAAAGTGAGATAGTCTCGAAGACCCGTAAGGCAATCCAGGAAGCGACCGAAGCGCTGGCGCTGTTTGATACTGCCGCTGAGCAGATCAGCTAAGGCATTACAGCAGGCGTTCATAGAGTGCCTGTGATAATGACCATCAGACAAATCGTCTGAGCTGACAGTTCAATCAATCACCAATTACCAGTTACACGGGGTAACTGACATCATTGTCTGTTTATCCCGGTGAATTTTGAAATACTCACTACTCTCATAACGTCTCTGCCTGCCAACACCAGAACGGCAGAGGTCAGTTAGCCGTATAGATGAACCTCTCCCGGGTGGCTCCTGAGAGATTCTTTATACGCTAGCTGGTAGTAACTAAAGGCCGCATATTTTTGCGGCCTTTTTCATCATTTGTAAAATGAAAGCCCTCAGGCGATTAACGATGCTCAGGACCATGGAAGTGATCTCCACCATGTCCGCCTCCATGGGGACCAGGGGGAAGGATACATCCTGAAAGTGACAGCGCACCACAGATCACAAAAACAGCAAGCATAATTCTTTTCATAATAACTCCTGAACTAAAGAGCCTTAATTCCAAAACATAAAAGTGAATATTTTATGGAGAATCAGTAATTCCTTTTTCTCCCTCACGTTAAATAGGAATAATCCATGGCAAAACCGGACTGGGGCGAGCTTCAGCAACGGTTCCTGTCCGATCATGCCGCAACCGGCGTATCACCGAAGGATTGGTGTGAAGCGCAGGGACTGAATTACGCTACCGCCCGCCGATACATCAAGAAACCCACTGCGCAAAAACCTGCGCAGAAGAAACTGCGCACTGCGCAAAAGGAAAAGTGCGCAGAAGAGTTGGTGGATGATGATGGCCTCACCGATCAACAACGTTCATTTGTCGCGGAATACCTGAAGGACAACAACGCCACACAGGCCGCTATCCGTGCCGGGTACAGCAAGAAGACAGCGAATGAACAGGGAGCAAGGCTGTTAGCAAAAGTTAGTATTGCGCAGGCCATTGCGCAGCAGCAGAAAGCATCCATTGTACGCACGCTTGGAAGTGCCGATGAAGTGCTTGAGCAGATGTGGCGCCTGGCCACGTTCGACGCCAACCAGCTATCACAGTATCGCCGCGGGAGTTGTCGTTACTGCTGGGGCTTTGGTCATCAGTATCAATGGCGTGATGCCGTGGAGTACGAAGAGAAGCGACTCGAAGCGCTTGAGCGAAAACGTCGCGAGCCCGTAGATGTTGGTGGTTACGGTTACGACCACACCAGCGCACCTAACCCGGAATGCCCCCGCTGCAATGGTGATGGTGTAGGCCAGCCTTTCTTCGCCGATACGCGTAAGCTGGCGCCGGATGCTGCGCTTGCCTATTCCGGTGTGAAGCTTGGGAAGAATGGCGTAGAGATTACCGCTATTAGTCGCGAGCGAATGTACGAGGCGGTGATGAAGCGTCTCGGACTGGCTGATAGTGAGTTCGCTCAGCGACTGCAGCAGATAGAAATTGAGCGCCGGCAGCTGGAGATCGACAAGCTCCGTAAAGAGCTGGCCGCTGACCCAGAAGATGACGAACCAACGCCAGTTGCGATCAATATCAACGTAGTCGATGCGCGAGTGAGGGAAGAGGATGGCGATAGCTCCGACGCTTAACGTTCCCCAGGCTCGTTTTCTGGCTATGCAGCAGAAGTTCAAAGCCTATGTAGCTGGTTTTGGATCCGGTAAGACATGGGTTGGCTGCGGTGGAATATGCAAAGGGTTCTGGGAGTTCCCCAAAATAAACCAGGGCTACTTTGCCCCGACTTATCCTCAGATCCGCGATATTTTCTACCCCACGGTGGAAGAAGTTGCTCACGACTGGGGACTGAAAGTCAAAATCGTTGAAAGCAACAAAGAGGTCCATTTCTACAGTGGGCGCCAGTACCGCGGCACGACAATTTGTCGGTCGATGGAAAAGCCCGACACGATAGTAGGCTTTAAAATCGGCAATGCGCTGGTGGATGAACTCGACGTTCTGAAAGCGGATAAGGCGCGTCAGGCGTGGCGAAAAATAATCGCGCGTATGCGTTATAAAGTTGATGGTCTGCGTAATGGCATTGACGTGACTACCACACCTGAAGGATTTAAGTTCGTCTATAACCAGTTTGTTAAGGCTGTGAGGGAAAAGCCTGAACTGAGGTCGATGTATGGTCTGGTACAGGCTTCGACATTCGACAACGAAAAGAACCTGCCGGATGACTATATTCCTTCGCTTCTGGCGAGTTACCCGCCGGAATTGATCAAGGCATATCTGAACGGCCAGTTTACTAACCTGACCAGCGGCACCATTTATCATCAGTTCGACAGAGTGCTGAATAATTCCAGTGAGGAAGAGCAGCCAGGTGAAGCGCTGTATATCGGGATGGATTTCAACGTCGGGAAGATGGCCGGGATCGTCCATGTATTGCGGCTCGGCTTACCACACGCGGTAACAGAGATTATCAACGCTTACGATACGCCAGACATGATACGCATCATCAAGGAACGTTTCTGGCTGTATGCCGACGGTGACTACCGCAAGGTCCGCGAGATTTATATTTACCCGGATGCCTCTGGTGACTCCAGGAAATCAAACAACGCCAGCAAAACAGATATTGAGCAGCTCCGACAGGCCGGATTTAACGTCATCGTTGATGATGCTAACCCGCCGGTAAAGGACCGCATCAACTCCATGAACGCCATGTTCTGTAATGGTAATGGTGATCGCCGGTACAAGGTGAATGTGGCCCGTTGCCCGGTCTATGCCGACTGCCTGGAACAACAGGTGTGGGATAAAAACGGCGAGCCGGATAAAAAGAGCGATAACGATCACCCCAACGATGGCGCTGGTTACTTCATTGTGAAGCAATTCCCAATCGTTCGACCTGCATTCTCTATTTCACTGGACACGACATTCTGATGGCCAATAACGATATTACTTATGTTCGCCCTGAGGTCAGGGCGGCGATGCCCGTGTGGAAAAAAATTCGTGACGTGTGCAAAGGGGCTGATGCTGTAAAGGCCGCCGGGAATGAATACCTCCCTTTTCTGGATCCGTCCGATAAGTCTGCACGCAATAAAAAGCGCAATGCTGATTACATTCAGCGCGCCGTTTTCTACGCGATAACGGGCAATACAAAAGTGGGTCTACTGGGGCTGGCATTCAGAAAAGACCCGACCATGACCGCGCCGGATAAACTGAATTATCTTCGTGACAACGCCGATGGTGCTGGTGCCAGCATTTATCAGCAGTCCCAGCAGGTTACAGAAAATATTCTGGAGGCCGCGCGCGAGGGGCTTTATACGGATTATGCAGCTGAGACCGACGAGGCGATCATCCTTCGTTATCAGGCGGAAAGCATCATTAACTGGCGCACCAAACGCATCAATGGACGTGATCAACTGGTGCTGGTGGTTTTACGTGAATGCATGGAAAAGGAAGATGGTTTTGCGTACGAGGATGAAATCCAGTATCGCGAACTGGCTCTGGAGAACGGAAAGTTTGTCTGCCGGGTATGGCGAAAGTCAGCTGACGCAGGCTCTTTTTCCGTCGATTCTGAGTATCACCCGAAGCCTAAAGGTGAGGATTTTTGGGATGAAATCCCCTTTACCTTCGTTGGTGCACAAAATAACGATCCCAGCATCGACGAGTCGCCTTTAGCCGCCCTCGTTGAAATTAACCTTGGTCATTATCGAAATTCGGCGGATTACGAAGACAGCGTATTTTTCTGCGGTCAGGTTCAGCCGGTGATTTCCGGGCTTGATACCGCCTGGCGTGACTGGCTGCAGGATAAGGGAATTCGTGTCGGTTCTCGTTCTCCATTCCTGCTGCCGAAGGAGGGGAGTTTTACCTATGCTCAGGCGCAACCAAACACCCTGGCTAAAGAGGCGATGGACAGTAAGCGTGATTATTCTGTTCAGCTTGGCGCCCGGCTTATCGAGCAGAACGGCGCGGTTAAAACCGCCACGCAATCCAGCGGCGAGCAAACCGCATCCACATCGGTGCTCGGCATTTGCGTTTCCAATGTCTCGGAGGCCTATACGCTGGCGCTCGGCTGGTGCGCCAGATATCTCGGCATAAAAGGCGAGGAATATCGTTACAGCATCAATCAGGAGTTTATCGCCAAAGTCGCAGAATCCGGCATGGTAACGGCAATCGTCAATGCCTGGCAGTACGGTGCGATTCGCGACACTGATATGGTCAGAGCTCTGCAGAGGCTTGACCTGATAGATCCTGCTGACGACCCTGAAACTGTCATTGACGCTATTCGTAACGGCGCGCCTAACCTGATTGGTGGCAATAATGGCAACGGCGAATGACAAACTGCATGATGAATCCATAGCCCACGCTATATGGGTTAGTCGCTACAGCACCGGCGTTGCCAACAGGATGATAAAAGTCCTGAATGACAGCGACGCCGAACTTACCGCAAGGTTGCTGGTGGCTATTGATACGCTGGACGCTGAGAGCTTTACCGTTTCTAGGCTGGAAGCGTTACTGGTAAGCGTCAGGGCGATAAACAAGGATGCGATTCAGTCGATGTATGCAGCTCTTACTGCCGAGTTGCAGGAACTGGCGAAGCACGAAGCCACTTTTCAGATGAGCCTCTTCCAGTTTGCTATTCCCGACGATGTTCTGGCGCTTCATCCGCTGGTGGGCATCTCCCCGGATGCGGTTTATGCCGCGGCGATGGGGCGTCCATTCCAGGGACGTTTGCTAAGCGAATGGGCCAGCAACCTCGAAGCTGATCGTATGGCGCGCATATCCAATACGGTGCGGCAGGGTTTTCTCCTGGGCGATACGCATGAGCAGATCGCAAAAAAGGTTCGTGGACATGCTAACCGCGGCTACCAGGATGGTGCGCTTCAGATGAGCCGGGCCAATGCGGCCAGCATAGCGAAAACAGCAGTAGGGCATCTTGCATCAACAGCAAGACAAAGCTTTGCGTCGGCGAACGACGACATTCTGAAGGGTAAGCAGTGGTTATCTACTTTGGATAACCGGACATCAAAGGATTGTCGGATCCGCGACCGACTCAAGTACACGCTGGATAATAAACCGATAGGGCACAAGGTGCCTTATTTGCAGGGACCTGGGAAAATCCACTTTTGCTGTCGGAGCACCGAAACTTACATCCTGAAATCGTCCGAGGAATTAGGTATTAAAGTCGGCGAAATCAAGGATAGCTCGCGCGCCAGCATGGATGGACAGTTTCCGGCTGACACGAATTACCAGGACTGGTTCTCCCGGCAGTCGTTCACGCGACAAGCTGAGATTGTCGGAGAAACGCGCGCCAGGCTGATTCGTGATGGCGGCATGTCTCCCGATGAGTTCTACAACGACAGGGGCGAGTGGCTGACGCTGGACCAGTTGCGCTCAAAGGATGAGCAGGCATTCAGAAACGCCAGGCTTTAACCAACATATCTTATTCAATCAGGCTGCCTTCGGGCGGCCTTTTTTATTGGGCCAGGCCCACAGTAACTATCCCAAGGGGACAACATGCTTATTCGTAACATGCTCATTAAATATTATTCGGCAACTGGTGGTGAAGGTGGTGATGGCGGTGGATCCGGTAGTGGTGCGCCCGAGATTACGCCGGAAATCCAAAAGCTGATCGATGAGCAGGTCAGTGCTCAGGTTTCAGGCCTGAAAAATAAAAATAGTGAGTTACTCGGTAAGCTCAAAGAGTCCACTGAGTCGCTTAAGCGTTTTGAAGGTATCGATCCTGACGCGGTGAAAACTATTCTCCAGCGTTTCTCTGATGATGAAGAGGCGCAACTGATCGCCGCCGGGAAAATTGACGAGGTACTGGATAAACGCACTGAGCGGCTACGTGCTGATGTTGATAAGCAAATCAAAGCCGCTAATGAACGCGCTGAAAAGGCGGAAGCGTTCTCCAACAAATTCCGTGATCGTGTCCTGGGTGATGCTATCCGCAGTGCAGCGCTTAAGGCAGGCGCGCTGCCAGAAGCATCCGACGATCTGATTCTTCGTGCTAAAGGCACATTCCAGCTCAACGACGAAGGCGAGGCCGTAGCAGTTGATGCAAATGGCGATGTTCTGTTCGGTAAAGACGGCAAAACTCCGCTCACCCCGGTTGAGTGGGCTGAATCTCTGAAAGAGACGGCCCCGCACCTGTTCCCGCGCGCCGAAGGCTCCGGGGCTGGTGGTCATAAACCCGGTGGCGGTGGCGGTAGTCTGAAACGTTCAGAAATGAGCTCAAGCGACAAAGCGGACTACATCCGCAAACATGGCCAGCAGGCCTATCTCAAATTGCCTAAGTAAGGACTAATCAATGCCTACGACCGTAAACAGTGACCTGATTATCTATGACGACCTCGCGCAGACTGCGTTTCTTGAGCGTCGCCAGGATAATCTGGAAGTCTTCAACGCCGCTTCAAACGGCGCAATCATTCTCGACAACGAACTGATCGAGGGTGATTTTCGCAAGCGCACCTTCTATAAAGTTGGTGGTTCTATCGAATCGCGCAACGTTAACTCCACCGACCCGGTAACGGGTAAAAAAATCGGTGCCGGTGAATCTGTCAGCGTTAAGGCGCCGTGGAAATACGGCCCGTATGAAACCACGGAGGAGGCGTTTAAACGTCGGGGTCGCGACGTTAGCGAATTCTCCGAGGTGATCGGCGTCGACGTCGCTGATGCAACGCTTGAAGGTTATATCAAGTATGCCCTACAGGGTCTTGTTGCAGCCATTGGCGCAAATGCTGACATGACGGTATCCGCGGATATTGCCACTGATGGTAAGAAAACGCTGACCCGTGGCCTGCGTAAATACGGCGATAAATTTAACCGTGTTGCGCTGTTCGTTATGCATTCCACGACCTATTTCGACATTGTTGATCAGGCTATCGACAACAAAATTTACGAAGAAGCTGGCGTGGTGGTTTATGGCGGACAGCCAGGCACGTTGGGTAAACCGGTGCTGGTAACTGACACCATGCCAGTTGATGCGATTCTGGGGCTGGTGGCCGGCGCGGTATCCGTAACGGAATCACAGGCTCCGGGCTTCCGTTCCTACGATATCAACGACCAGGAAAACCTTGCCATTGGCTATCGCGCAGAGGGCACGGTTAACGTTGAACTGCTGGGTTACAGCTGGGATGAGACGAAGGGCGCTAACCCTGACCTGACCAAAATCGGCACCGGCGCGAACTGGAAGAAACATTTCACCAGTAACAAATCCACTGCAGGCGTACTGATTAAGCTGGAAGCCCCTGCGGGGGAGTAACCCTGTCAGTGGATAAAACTTCCGCAACTGCTGACAGTACCGACGCGGTGACCGTTTCGCTCAAGTACACCAGAAATGGTGCAGGAGTCTCCGGGGCATCTGTGGCGTGGACGTCTACAGGCGGCACACTCAGTGCTTCGACGTCACAGACAGGGTCTGCTGGTGGCTCGACGGTGAAACTCACCTCTGCTACGGCCGGCTCCTTCACGGTGACGGCTACCGTTGACGGCGTGGTGAAAACAACTGAAGCGATCGCGTTCACTGCTCCAGCGGGTGGTTAACTGACGGGGCGAAAGCCCCGTTTCTTTTGGTGAGGATCCGATGACCGTTTATATAACAATCCAGGACGTTGACGAGTTGCTGGGGGATACCTGGGCTGCCGCCGACAAAAAGGCTAAAGCCGTGCTCCAGGCAAACACCTGGATGACGGCGCTTAACCTTCAGGATATCGACCCGGAGCATATTCCTGAAGAAGTTAAGCAAGCCGGAGCGTTTATCGCTTCCGTAGCCGCTGCAGGCAATCTGTATCAGCAAAAAACAGATTCCGGCGTGGTGACGAGCAAAAGCGTTGAGGCCGACGATGTGAAGGTTTCCCGCACTTTTGCCGAGCTTTCAACCACCAGCACTGAATTACTCGATCCTGATTTGCAGCTGGCGCTGGATATGCTCAAACCGTGGATGATTAACCCTTTTCAGACGTTCTTTGTGAGGGCGTGATATGTCCGATTTGAAGGTGGTCCCATTTCAAAAGCCCAGCCATCACAACCTCGATAACGACCAGGTTATTCGCCTGCTGAAACAGGCTCTGGAGAGAGCCGAAAACGGCGGCTGCCACAGTGTCGCAGTGATACTGCTTGATGATGAGGGTAACGCGATTGATTGCTGGCATAACGGTGGACGCCCCTATGTGATGGTTGGCGCTATGGAGTCGCTTAAAACCGACTTTATCCATGCTCATATTGAGCGGCGGTAAGGGGGTAACATGCAAAATCCATATGTGCATTATGCCGGCGACGGGCTCGGTCCCCGCGATGTGTTTGTGAATGGAAACCCGATCAGACATGTCGTTTACGCAAACCAGGCAAAGGGTGTTGTAGAGTTTGCTCCGCTCCCGCTGCGGGTTAAGAGCAATGGCGAAATTTATACCCGCAAACTCCACGGTACAGTGATCGTTAAACCTCAGCAGCGTATTGGTGGGTGCAATGGGCATTCGTGACGAGCTGCAAACCGAAGTCGCCGCGGCATTCGATACCGACCTGCAGGATGCCGTTAAGGATTTCACTGGGTTATATACCGTTCGGGGTGCCTGGGACCCGGTGACGGAAACCGGCACTGAAACGCAGGTGACTTACTCGGGGCGTGGAGTGCTGGCGCGCTATAAGCTGCGCCGTATCGATGGCGTTAACATTCTGCATGGTGATGTGAAGCTAACCGCACTGGTTAACGAGGTGACTGATAAGCCGGCCGTCGGGCATATCATCACCGCACCGGATCCGGTTACGGGTGAGCTTCAGCGCTACGAGGTCATCACCGCTTCTGCCGACTCTGCTGGCGCTGCGTACTCCATTCAACTGCGGAGGGCGTGATATGGCTAAGGGCTGGAACATTGACCCGGCGGCATTCGCCGGGCTGGTGGCAGAAGATGTCAAACTACGCCAGCGGACAATCGCCATTCAGTTGCTGAATGAAATCGTTCAGCGGTCGCCGGTAGGAAACCCGGAGCTGTGGGCCATCAACGCGACCGCGGTTCAATACAACAAAGCTGTTGGGGAATGGAACGAATCTCTTTATGCCGATCCTGCCAACCTGACAAAGACAGGCCGTCTCAGAAAGAAAGTCCGTGTTAATGACAGCATGGATATCAGGCGGCCGGCTGAGTATCGCGCAGGAACCTTCAGGGCATCGCATTTCGTCAGCATCGGCGAACCTAATCATTCCGTCCCGACCGAACCGGATCCGCGCGGGACAATGACGTTTCTTAATGGCAAAAATATCATTGACCAGGCGCCAGCCTACTCGGTGATTTACATCCAGTCGAACCTGCCTTACTCCGTGCCTCTGGAGAATGGCCACTCAACGCAAGCGCCGACAGGCGTCTATGCCGTCTCGTTTAATGGTGTGATTCAGGCCTACAAATGACCTTCACAGAAATCAGAAACGCTGTCATTTCCCGAATGGCGGCACAGACCGCTATTGCCTCTGATGCGGTGGATTATCCCAATGGCCCGGTATTTGACCCCAGTAACCGCGATATCTGGGCCCGACTAACCAACATTGCTGGGCAGGCTGGCGCAATAGAGATCGGGGATGGGCCAGTCGTCCACAGGACGGGTTTACTCATCATTCAGCTGTTTGTTCCGGTCGGATCCGGGACGTTGCTTATCTCCCGAACGGCCGACCAGCTAACGGAGCTATTCGAGTTTAAGGACGACGGAAAGCTGAGTTATTTCGCTGTTTCTGCTGTGCCGGCGGGTGAGACCGATGGCTGGTTACAGCTCAATCTTCAAATTCCTTATCGCGCTCTGTAGCGCACAAAAAACAGGAGGCTCCTGTGAGCTCAGGTGCAAAAGTAGTAGCCGCGTTTATTCGCGAGACAACACCAGGAATCACGCCTTCAACTGGGGCGTGGAACCTGCTGCGTCGTTCTTCATTTGGTCTGAAACCAACGCAGAACACCAATGATAATGACGAAATCGCTGGTGACCGCATGGCGCAGGGTGTTTCACGCGGCACAGTGGATGTCGGCGGCGATGTCGGCACGCGGTTTCGCTGGAACCAGCATGATGATTTTCTTGCCAGTTGTTTCGGCGCCGAATGGCTAAATAACGTGCTGACGATGGGTAATGGTCGCATTACGTTCTCCGTGGCGACTTTTGCCAGTGATGTGGGGATCGCCCAGATTGCCCGCGGTTGCCAGGTTGGCACCTTCCAGATGGAAATCCCGGCCGATGGTGATATCACTGCAACCATTACGTTTGCAGGGCTGGACTGGGAGACGAAGGGGGACGATACCAGCTATTTCACCGCGCCGGTGGATTTAGCGGGGGCGCTGCGTTACTCCTTCAAAGAGGTCACCAACATCCGGCTAAATGGTGTTGATGGCGGGACAGGCTTCTGCGTCGACACCTTTAACATTCAGTTCGACAACAATATGCAGACCCAGCGCTGCATCGGTACCGGTTCGGCGTTCGCCGGCGCAAACATTCCGACAACCTTTACCCCGTCAGGTCAAATCACGCTGTCGTGGTCAAAAGCTGCCTGGGAGGTTTACAAAAAAACGTTCACCGGCGAAACGGTGCCGTTTAGCTTCTCCCTGGAGAATGCTGAAGGCTCCTATACCTTCGATTTCCCGGAAGTGCAGATCTCCGGCGACTGGCCGGATGCGGGGAGCACTGACATTGTTCAGGTTCAGCTGGATATCACCGCGGCCAATACGCCGCCGACGATTACGCGCGTGCCTAAAGTGCCGGCGACGGCAATCAGTGTTGCGCCAGCCACTTCAACTGGGGCCGTGGGATCTACTGTGACGTTAACCGCCACGCTTACGCCAGCTGATTCAACTGATACCGTCCAGTGGACGTCATCGGATCCGACTATCGCCAGCGTGGTTTCTACCGGGCAGAAAACAGCGAAAGTCACGCGTAACGCAGCCGGTACTGCAATCATCACTGGTAAGGCCCGCACCTTTACCGCAACGTCTGAAATCACCGTTACCGCGCCTTAATTTACCTGGCCCGTTCTGCAGTCATCGCGGATCGGGCTTCATTATGGAGTTATTATGCTGATTGTTACCCCGAAAATTGATTTAAATGGTGAACGCTGGTTTTCCCCCTACAAAAAGCCAGAAGACAGCGAAAGGCAATTCTCGTCGGAAGAAGAGTCGCTGTTTAAACTTCGCCTGCTGGTGGCCAGCAGCGAGAATCCGCAATATCGCTCCCGTAACGCGCTGGTGCGCCGCCACATCGATAAGATGGACGCAGGTTATAAGGTAGGAACCAAAGAATTCAATCTCGCCAGCGTGGGCGATATCGACTCCGTTGATGACCTGCTGATCGATAACGTCGCCCGGTTCCTGTTGAAAGGCTGGGAGGGGGTGGGCCAGTTGGTGGATGGCTCAGAGGTTGCTCACGACTATACCCCAGAGCTCGGGATCGCCATGCTGAAACAGTACCCGGATTTGTACTGGCTGATACTGGCCGAGGCCGCAAGCATTGCTCAGGGTAAGGAGCAGCAGACTCAGGAAACCGTAAAAAAGCCATAGAGGCCCAAAAGTGGCTAAAGGAATTCGCCGGCGAGCAGGGCGAGAAAGCAAAGTGGCGCAGGGAGAAACTAAATCTCCCGCCCATTCCGGAGCCTGAAATCGATGCAGTCACTGGGGAGATCCTCAACGCTTACGCCATGATATCCCGCGGCAGGAAGTATGCCGGAATGGCCGGAGTGCCACTCCCTCTATCCCTGAACGATATCGAGCTTTATCTGGCATCGCGCACCATCCTGATCGACCGCATTGAATTTGATGCAGCGATACTGGCCCTTGATGATGCCTGGAGGGATGAGTGGGCAGAGGCACAGAAACGTGCAGCAGATAAGAAAGGAAGCAACTGACCCACCATTAATGGTGGTCCATGCTCCTGAAAGTCAATGATAGGATGTTTCCGATTGCAATCAAAGGAAACATATAATGAAAAAAGTCATCGCTTTGGCGCTTGGAGCGCTATTACTTTCTGGTTGTACAGTACGTGTTGCAGATTTGACTGTGGCGAGTACTAAAAATTACAACCTCAATGGGGGTAAGTTCTATAAAGGGAAACGTGTAACAGCAGAAGATAGCTATCCGGTTATCATCTTCCCTCTTGGCATCCCGAACGTTAAAACAGCCGCGGATCGAGCGATTGAAAAAGATCGCTGTGCAGTTGGTCTGTCTGACGTAGTTGTCACTCAACTTAACCATTCCTTCCTGTTCGGTAAGATTGGTCTGCGTGTTGAGGGGAATCTTGTGATTGACCGCAGCCTGCCGGGTTGCGAGAACGCAAGCTGATTGATAAGGCCACCTTCGGGTGGCTTTTTGCTTATGGGAGGGGAGGAGTATGAAAGCAATTATTGTAGGATTGGTATTGTCTTTTTATTGTACTTATTCTTTTGCTCAGATTGAGGAAGTGCAGCTTTTGGATAGCATGAAATCTCAAGCGTGCAATGGAAATAAGGCATGTGAATCTATGTCTATATCAGCAATTAGTATGGCATCGAATATTGCTAGATATCATGGTGAATGCCTTAGGGACGGCGACACATCCAAGCAATGTCTCAATGCCAAGATAACTTACGAGCATATAGCATCTGAGTATGAGCAAGATAAAAAGTCCCGGCAGTGAACCATAAACCTTCTGAGGAAGTTGATTTATCTTAAGTTAGGCAGTGGCAATGATATTTCATGCTGATAGAGATGGTATCCGCATATATGGCGCAAGGCTATGATGCTGCTTTGAGGTGGAGAAAGAGTTGCTGGTAGCTATTGAATATCATTGTTTAAACATTTCCAAACCCGCTTAATCGGCGGGTTTTTTATTGCCCGGAGATAGGTAATGACTGAACAAACATCCCGCCTCGCTATTATTCTCGATAGCACCGGAGCAGAAAAGAATGCGGATAGTTTAGCCAGTGCTCTAAACAAAATAACAGCAGAGGGTGAAAAAGCTGAGTTCGCAACGGATAATCTTTCCGCAGCTACTAAAGATCTGAACTCACATCTTAAGGTTGGACCAAAACACGCTATCGAAAATGCGAAGTCAACAAGGTCGCAGCGGGAAGAAATAGAAAAATTACTGGATAAGCTGGATCCTACATCAAAGGCGTTTGATGAGCTGGATAAAGCAATGGAGCGGCTGAAAAAGGCAAATCTATCTGGTGTGCTAGGGGCTGAGGAATTCAGCCACTACAGTTCCATCATTGATCAAACCCGCAATCGTCTTCAGTCTGCTCAGGATGAATTGACTGGGTATACGCAGGCCCAGAGAGAAGCTGCGAAAGCTGCTCAGGATTCAGCAGCGCAACAGGCGCAGCAAGAGCGAATTCTCACGCAATTACAGGCTCGCCTTGATCCCGTAACCCACGCATTACAGGCTCTTGACGAGCAGCAGCGGCAAATTTTCGAATATACGTATAGTGGTGCGCTTAGTATCCAGCAGTATGATGCCTACAGTGCCAAAATTGCCGAAGCCCGCCGTGAGTTGAACGGAGAAGCGCAGGCAGAACGTGAGGCAGTAAAGGCTCAGGAAGAGCAGCGTGCTTCGTTGCAGCGGTTAGTTGGCCAACTTGACCCTTTCTCAGCGGCGTTAGATAAAATCAAGAAACAGCGAGCTGAACTGTCGGCAGCCAAAGATGCCGGGCTGCTTACGCCTGAATACCACGCAGAGCTTTCAAATAAGCTGGATTTGACGGAGAAAGGGCTCAATCAGGTCAGCAATGAAATGCGGTATGGGGCCATCTCGGCAGGGCAGTATAAAAATGCCATGCGGTTACTCCCCGCGCAGTTGAATGATATTGCTGTTGGCCTGGCTGGTGGTATGCCTTTGTTCACTATCTTCATGCAACAGGGTTCGCAGATCGCTGATTCGTTTGGCGGCTGGGGTAATCTGTTCGAGATCATAAAACAGCAGTTGCTGGGGGCCGGAGATGCCGCCGATGAATCAAGCGATTCCCTGTCAGCTAACGCTAACTCATTGTCTGAAAATGCAGAGAATGCCAAAAAACTGACTGGATTTCTGAATCCCATGACTATCGGGATCGGCGCTCTTGTCGCAGTTGTGGGTACTCTCACATATGCCTGGTACAAAGGCAGCCAGGAGCAACAGGAGTTCAATAAGTCCCTTGTTCTGACCGGGAATATTGCCGGGGTAACCACCGGGCAATTGGCAGACATGGCGAGATCGGTCGCAGATAATACAGGGAATACCACAGCCGCCGCCGCTCAGGCACTAAACCGTATTGTCTCTGGTGGTAAAATCGCTACAGGTTCAATGCAGACTGTCACAGAGGCCGTTGTCGCAATGAACGATGCGACCGATGAATCTATCGATAGCATGGTGGCAGACTTCGAGAAAATCGCACAAAACCCGGTAGCCGCTATCGGAGAACTGAACGACAAATATCACTTCCTGACTCTGGCAACTTACAACCAGATTAAGGCGTTGCAGGACGAGGGTAATCAGCAAGAGGCTGCGAGACTGGCAACAGAGACGTATGCTGCGACTATGAAGCAGCGTGCTGACCAGATTCAGGGTAACCTCGGATCACTGGAGCAGGCATGGAAATGGTTGGGTGATGCCGCGAAAGGTGCCTGGGATGCCATGCTTGATATAGGTCGTGAAAAATCTATAGAGCAAAAAATAGCAGAAGCTCAGGACGAACTGGGTAGGGCGCAAAAGTCACTTTCTGATTTAAGTGCCGGACAATCAAAATATGCTGGGCCATATGGAGCATGGAAGTCTAGCGACCTTTCCATGCTTCAAAAGGGGGTCGATGCTGCTAAAGCGCGACTAGCTTCATTGCAGTCCGAGAAAATGGCTCAGGACGCCATTAATGAATCCTATGACCCATACCTTAAAAAACAGCAGGAAGGGATAAAACTACAGCAGAAGGCTGATGCCTTTTCTCAGAAATATCAGACACGGCAGCAGCAACGTGCTAAAGAGTTGGCTGAGCTATCCAAGTATCGCGGGAAATATACTCAAGAAGAATATGACAGAATATATTCTGAAATAAATGACCGCTACAAAGATCCGAAACCACCCAAGACGCCAAAGAGTAAAGCATATACCGAGGACGCAGCAACCCGGCTGCTTGATCAGATAAACCAGCAGACTGCTGCCATGCAGTCCCAGCTGGATGCCAGTGACAAGCTTAACAGCGCGACACAGGCTCGCATCAAGTTCGAGCAGCAGATTGCTGACCTCAAATCTAAAACGCAGCTCACAGCCGACCAGAAGTCGATCCTTTCCCGTTCAGATGAAATCCTCCAGGCATATAAGCAGCAGGAGGCACTGCAAAATTCCGTCAAAACCCTGGACGACTACCGGAAGATGCAGGAACAGGTAAAGACGAAGGATGAGCGGACCAACGATCTGCTTAAAACTCGTCTTGAACTGCTTGAGAAGGCCAAAGCAACCGGGCAACTAAAACCCGGTGAATATGAAAAAACACGGGCAGATATTTATCAAAATACCGATATGCAACTGCCCTCGACGGTTCGTGATGTTGTGGGTAATACCACGCCGACAGGCGGCCAGCTATCAGGCACTTTTGGCGGAATGCAACAGCAGTATAGCCAACTCGATCAGGCACAAAAAGATTTGGATGCCTGGCTTGCCCGGAAGGAAGAGGCTTACAAAAAGGCTGGTGCAATCACCGCTGAGGGTGAAGCGAGGATGCAAAAAACTCGCGCCGATGCTGCAAACGCTGCTGCGGTTATAGAGGCCCAAAAAAACGCCATCATTACCAGTACTACGCAAAGCATGATGGACAGTGGTTTGAGTATTCTGGCCGATGGTTTTGGTCAGCAATCCGGTATTTACAAAGCAGCGTTCGCAGCCAGTAAAGCCTATGCGATCGCACAGTCTATGGTGGCAATCAATGCGGGTATCGCCCAGGCCGCAAGTCTGCCTTTCCCGTCAAATTTGATGGCTATGGCAACGGTTGCTATGGAGACCGCCAATATCGTCTCTAACATAAAAGCGGTTGCTGATACTGGCTTCGCCTCCGGCGGTTACACAGGCCCCGGTGGTAAGTATCAGCCCGCGGGTATTGTTCACAAAGGAGAGTACGTCTTCGACCAGGCATCAACGAACCGGATCGGCGTGTCTCAGCTTGAGGCACTTCGAAATGGCCAACCGCTGGATGCGACTCTGGGGCGTACAGGCTTTGGTACTGGTGTCCAGAACGTTAACAGCGACAACAGCAGCAAGACCACCATCCATGCTCCCATTGAGCAGCATTTCCATACGCCGCCCGGTGTGACACCTGATCAGATGGCTCTCTCCATGGCTCAAACGCAGAAGCGGGCGACAACGGAAGCCCTGGATCAGGTTGCTGCGCAATTGTTGAGAGGGGACGGGAAAGTTGGTAAGGCAATGCGCAGTAAATATTCAGGCAGAGGGTTAGAGTGATGACTGATATCTACTACCCGCATGATAGTCTTCCGATGCCATTACAGGAAGGATACGGATTCCAGCCTGTAAGCCCGTTAAAACGAACACAGTTGACCACCGGCCGCGCGCGGCAAAGGCGAGCTTATACGTCCACGCCGACGCAGGCCAGCATCACCTGGTTTATGGAAACCGATGCGCAGGGACTGGCATTTGAGTCCTGGTTCCGTGATGCGTTATCTGACGGGGCTGCATGGTTCATGATGAAGCTGCAGACGCCGGCAGGCATTAAGTTTTACAAATGCCGCTTCACAGATATTTATCAGGGACCGGTGCTGGTGGCCCCGATTTACTGGAAGTACACGGCGACGCTTGAATTATGGGAACGCCCCCTTGCTCCTGCCCCATGGGGTAATTACCCGGAATGGATCGTCGGCAGCTCGCTGCTGGATATTGCGCTGAATAAGGAGTGGCCCAAGGCTTGATTAAAACCGTTTCTCCTTCATAATCACTTGTGTCGATTTGTGGGAAAGTCCTTCATGCCGCTCCGTAGCCGGAGCGTGAAATAAAGCGCGGAATAGCGATCCTGCCGGTGAGGGTACACCCACATTCGACACCAATTTTTAAGGTCACCTTCGGGTGGCCTTTTTTATTGGGTAAAAATCATGACAAGACTCAACCGCCTCTACGCCAGCAGCGGACCGGAGGTGATCATTGAAACGCTGCAGATCACCATTGGCTCTGATGTTCACTACCTTTGCCAGGGTTACGACAACATCACGGCGACGACGGAGAACGGCGATACCGTAACGTTTTCAGCCTGTGCGATAGACATTGCGCTGCCGGCGCGCAATGCGGACGGCACGCAGGACCTCAA